CTTTTTTATCTTTAGACATGTCCGATTGGTATCTAGTAGTTCCCCAACCTATTGTAGGCTTATCGTTTCCTTGCTTATACGCATAAACTACTGTATTAGCGTTAATTGGTGAATTTACTCTAGAGTAAGCGTTTGGCTGTGCTGAATACAAGCCTTCAAAACTTTTTATAAACTCTACAGCGTCTAATATTACGTCTCCGACAAAAGTTGGTAAGTCTATGTTAGAATTAAGCAATTGTCCCAATAACAATCTATCTTTTGCGTCGTCTGCGAACTTACTCACTTGTCCAGAAAATTCTCCGGGTTCTTTTAGTGGTAACATTTGTCCTTTTATGGAAGTATTCCACACATTATCAGAACCTATAGTGTCAGTTTTACCAACTATCACAAATCCCACCTTTCTTGGATTATTATCAACCACGCTTCTTATATTGTACGTGTAAGGCAATAATTCGTCTTGTATAGTAAACGCAGAAAAGATAGGCAAACCACCTAAACCGTGCATCGTCAAGTTTACAGACACTGGTATCATTGCGCTGGCTCTCGTAGCGTTCGACTCTACTCTAATCTTGCTCATCGATGAAATGTAGTAATTTGTCGCTGATGGTACGTTGTTTTGCGACGGATTAACTGTGCTGTAAAATTGTCGTATGCTGTCATCGAATAAAGTAGCCGCTTCTATATCAGTATTACTTTTGATAGAGCTTAAATTTGAATTACCCAATTTCGTGCCTACGTATCTATCTGATAGGTACGTATTAACGTAACCAAAGGCGGTAGAGTCTGTTGAATTTTGCGATTGTTCGCTCGGCGTAGAGTTAGCAGAAATGGCCAACATATTCGCCATTCTTGAGCTGACTTCTGAACGTATCTCTAAAGATTTTGCTATTGATTTTTTACCGTAGAGGGGCAAATCTTCTCCAAGCTCTTTAGAGTTTATTGGATGCCCTTCACCGTCTATGTTTACGTATTGAGAATCGATAACGTGATAAGTATTCGCTTTGTCGTTATACACTAAACTAAACGCATTAAAATTACCTATGCTTTTGTTCAAATCGCTCAATAGTTTCTCGATAAAGTCTTTAAAAAAGACTTCGCTTAAAGAATCGCTCTTTGCGTATTGGGATATTACTTCTATCGCGTAATTGCAATTAATTAACACGTTTAATAATTTTGCTGTATACGGACTATTATCTTTATATTGAGGAATGGCTCCTGATATCGCGTCTTCTTGTTGCGGTTGAAAAAGCTTTACTTTATTATCTTTTAACTTATTGTATATTTCTTTATCAAATATGTTTATGTAATCTTTGTTAGTTCCTTGAAAAGGTATTAAAAATTTAAAAGGATCAGTGCTAAGTTGACTTGGGTGACTCAAACAATAATTTACGTTAGCATTAAAATCCAAATAAAAAAATGGAGTCTTTAAAGATCTATCACACTCTGACTGTTGCGTTAACGTGCACATGTGATTAATCAACATAAATAACGTAGATAATTTTATATAAGTTGGATACACCAAAGTTAATCCACCCTCTTGCATGTTTTGGTTAACTTGATAAGGTATAACGTAAGAAGTAAATAAATCTTTGTAATTGACTTCTTTATTAATTAAATCTTTGTTGTTTTGACCCAAAGATCCAGCCATTAATTCTGTCCAAAATCCGTATTTCGCTCTAAACTTAAACAAATCTTTGTCTGATATGTTTTCGTTATTTAATCTGTATAACTCTTTTTTTCTTTGATCTATTTCTGGAAACGGTTTCTGTTGATTCTGAGAAGTGCTCCAAATTTGAGAACCATCAAATCTTAACGAAGAAGGATCAATAGACGTTCCGTTAGGCACGTTAGGTATAGTGATAGTAGATGGAGATGACTTAATAGTTTCTCCCATCAATTCTGATATTACATCAGAAAACACTCCGTATTTCATTGCCTCACCAACAAAGCTTTTACCGCGACTATCTTTTTTCCATAAAGGAACTTCTATCACTTTGTTTAAAGAATCTTGACCGTAAATTTTATAAGCTTCTGTTAGCGAGTGTAGTTGTATTGCTTTTAGTATTATCTCTATAGCAGAATTATACTTTAATTTCTCAACTAACTGAGTTTTTTCTGTTTCTAAATTTTGTAGATCTTGAGTCGATTGAACTGTTGCGGACTGTGATATGTTTTGTTGCTCTAACTTATTTCTGTATTCTAAATAATCAGCAAGCGTTGATATTTGATCTCCTATTGTTAGATCTTCTATTACATAAGTATCGCTAAACTCTATAGTTATTGGAAACAACAAATCTTGTAAAGTTTCAATTGTTCTCGTCACACCGGCTCCACTCTCTTCACTTAATACTTTAGCGGAGTGTTTATACTTAGCAGATATCTTTATTTTAACTTCGCTTGTTGTTTTATTTTCATCGATTATGTTTACGAAGTTAACCGACTCCATAACTTTTTCAGATCTAATCAAAGAAAACAAATAATCTTGAAATATATCTGCTAATTGTTCAGATATTTTAAATTCATCTTCACCTGACGGAATACTAATAGTAAATCTAATTGCATATTTTTCTAACGACTTATTTGGGTTAAGATATTTTATTTCATATCTATAAAAATTGGGATAACTAACGCCCTCTCTACCAATTAATATTCTATCTTTTACGTAGTCTTGTTGTGATAATACAGATATGGTCGAACCGTTCACTCCTAACGCAGCTATTCCTGCTTTTACGCTGGATTCTATTTCAGATTTATAGTTATTATAATCGACTTTAAACAAATCGGAAACAAAGTTATAATTTACAGATAGGTTTATATTTTGAAATCTATTTCCTCCTTGATCATAAAAAATGTATTGACCAAATCTTCTAATTATTAAAGAATCGTGAGTATTAACCTTAACTCTTATATCGTACTTATTGTAAAGTCCAGGTACTTCTTTAGAATTTGGCCTTCCGTACTTTGCTATATATTGATTAACTGTTAAGCTTCCAGAAGCTGCATTATCTTTCAATATTCCGTCTACGGTTAACTTATCTTTTTTATTGGCGTTTAATTGCTCTTGTAAAGTTTTTTGTTGCTCCGCTAACTCTTTAGCTCTATTAGCTTGTTCTATTTGAGCAAGCAAATTACTATATTGCTCTATTTCGGACTCTAAGAGATCGGGTAACCCTTCTGGATGGTTTATTTTTGCGTTTTGGCCTACTACTCCTCCAGACAATAGCTCTATAGTACAATCGTACCCAGCTTCTGCGTTTAGAGAAAAAGAAAAATTTGTTACTATGCCTATCATAGCATCGTAATTACCTTCAGACTCTCTAACTTTTTTATTTATTTCTAATTGTATCTTTTGATTATTAGTACAAGACTTAAAGGGATCTATCATGTAATCTTCTCCCTTTTCTAAATTATTACTAGAGTTATAAAAATAAGTGTGACCAAACTCTAACAACATCGTGTATCCCAACTTAAAATATAAAAGATCGATAACGTCCAATTGATATTTATCCCAAACTTGAAAGTCTATCTTCGCTTTTCTTAACGATCCTAATCGACCCATAGTTTCTATAGTAACGTTAGATATACCAGGCATGGGTCTATATCCAAACTGTCTAATTTCGCTTTCACCTAATGTATCGTAAGTTCCAGATAAACCCTGTCTAAGTTCGTAAGAGAACCCACCACCTTGGCCTGGGTGCAGTGTGTAAGCGGAAATTCCTCCGAATAACACAAATTTTCTGGCCATAGAAGATTCAAACTCTGGATTTCCTGTTAACGTTTCAAAATACCTAATGTCTGCTGAAGGAGTTAACGCATCTTTATATTTTAGGTCTATGGAAGACACGAGTCTTACCCAACCAGTTTTGTTGGCTAAGTATATCAAATTTTCGTTGTCTCTTAGATCCTTTGTATTTTGATCTGATCTAGTTTTTATTTGAGTCTTTATCCAATCTGGTAAAGGCGTACCTATTATGTTAGATATTCTGTTGTCGAGCGGCATAACATTATCTTACTGTATTAATTAATCTGTATTGGTTCAATATTTGTTGTATGTCTCCTGGCACCCTTAATTGAACTCCGAGAGGAGGATATATAGAATCACCAGGCAAACTATTCGCAGAAGCTATTATCCACCACAAGCTTGAATCTCCGTAAAAATCCAACGCCATGTTATCTAACCTGTCTCCTATAGTAGTTATCAAATACGTGTCATCTTCTGTTATCGATATATCGGGATATATCGAATTCACATAGTATTTTTCTCCAGTTGTAGAGTTACTTGTTATGGGTATGTTTTGGTATCTGTAGTTCATTACTTATTGTATATCAAAGGCACTGATTGACCTATGTTTTCTTTTCTAGGTAATATATTCATTATTGGTTTAAACGACACTGATACTTCCACCACTTGAGGTAGTTGACCCATATCCTTATCTTCTTCTAAATTTATTTCCCAAGGTACGTTTTGTGGTATAGTCAAATTAACGTTTTCCAAAAAACCAGGAACTCTATACATGTAATCTCCAAGAGTCAATTTAATTATCGGAGCTCTCATTACGCTGCCTGCTCCTGATGGAGCGGTTGAGCCGTGACTATAGTCAGGATATACTTGACTCACTAAGTGATTTAATTTTTTGTACATAGGTGTCATGTCTTGCCTGCTTTGAGCAGCTACGATGAAAGAAAATCCAATCGATCTATCAAAACCTTGATACGTGTAAAAATTTTCTCCCCTTCCTAAGTACTTAAATGAATTTAAATTTGCCGTGTGATTATCAGTTATCGCTGACGATATGAACGCCCTAAACATTATTACAGAAGCTTCGTTTGGATCGTCGTTATTTATTGCTTCAAACGCAAATTTTATAATGTCTTTGTTAAATACTCCACTTATGTCTTTGCTAAAAGGATTTTCTATTTCGCTAATCGTAAACAAAGATTGTCTATTCAGTCTATCTTCCGCGTCTACTATCGTAACTGTGTAGTCTTTAGATTTATTTCTTGTTCCTGGTTTACCTACACCCAATCGTTTTTGTATCGATTTTTCAGTATTCCATAAAATGTTACTGCCTCTATACTTTTCAAGATTTTCTCTAAAGTCAAAATTTAAATCCGTGTTTAAACTTGCGCTTTGTTGACTCAGTTGCGCGTAATTCATTGCGTTTGTGGCGGATTGTCTTGTAGTATCTTCGTACCTACGAATAAGCGTAGATCCTAATCCATACACAGAGCCAGGACCACCCAAATAACTGAACATAGTACGAGGATTCGTAGATATTCCCATACTATTCATCAAAGGCAAATTGGTGTTGTTTAATAGTATCTTAGATTGATATAGCAAATACAATCTATTGCTTTGATATTGATTCGTTACGTTCTCTTGATTGACAATATCGAAATAGTATTTAGAGTTGTAATCTAACGGAACTGTTCCTGCTCTTGGGTAGTGTACACCGGTGCCGGCTGCTCCTATTTGACTCAATGAATTTAAACCCCTATTATATACTCGCGTATTCTCTAACAAGTTTGGAAGTATAGTGCTTCCACCCAAAGAGAGTCCCTTTCCTGTTTGCATCTTTGGATTAGAAAGTTGTAGACCAACTTGCTTATCTAGAAATACTTTTCCTTGAGAAGTCTTAAAGAATTGTTTTATTCTAAAAACGTCCAATTCTCCCCTAGAGGTGATAGTTTGCGCTCCTAAACTTAATGTTTGTCCTCCTCTCATTGGCCAGTCAGCACCAAACAATAGCTGATCATTAAGAGTTCTTTGAGATCTTGGTTGAACTGTGTAGTACGGGTTTGCAAATTGGACGAAGGGCTGCCCAGACCATCCGCCTCCGAGTCTATCTCGATCGTATTTTAAGTTAGTTAGATTACTTCTTAAGTCTATTAGTGGCATTTGCTATTGGATTGCTTTTGATATTTTTCCTGTACCCACGTCCGTTGCTATTCTAGCACTATCTAGATTTAAGTATGTCGTAGTGTTATTTTCTACGACTATAGCAGATTTTGTTTTTTCGATAGCGTTGTTACCTCCGGTTGTAGAAGTTTGAGTTTGCGCATTCGATCCTATGCTAGCAGAACCGACTTGTCCGGCCATAGAACCAAAATCTATCGATTTTAACACAGAACCTCCCATCTTTGCGGATCTTATTAAGTTTTCGTCTATTCCCGCTCCAAAAAAGTTAGCTGCACTCATTATAGCGGCCGCTATGTTTCCAACTATATCGAACACTGTAGCCATCGTATTTTTTATGGCTTCTACTATTTTCATTATGTTTCCTGGCTTTGACACCCAATCGATCATCCTCTCTATCATTGGCACTATTGGTGAATTTTGTACGAAATCCGCGAAAGCCGATTTTATTTTATCCATTAATCCTGCTATTTTGTCTTGACTACTTGCGTTTAACATAAGCTGTACGTTTTCTTGACCCAAAGCCTCGTTCATCGCTTCTTGAGTTCCGAATCTCTTAAGCGCTAATTGGTACTGCTTTTGAGCGTTATCTGTGTCTTTGGCTCCTATCTTCGATAGTAACTCTTGTCTCTTTAACATTTCACCCATTTGATCCCTTGTCATTCCAAGAGCTTCAGCAAAAGATTCTGCTTGTATTCTATTCATTTTCATGAAGTCTGCAGAACTTCCCACTTGTGAATTTATTTCTGAAGCTGCTCCAGCCAAATCGTTGTTTAGAAATAGCTCTCTAGCTTTAGATAAGTTTATGGATCTACCGGTCAGCAATTGTGCTTCGAATTCTTTACTTATGCTTGATTCGAAATCTAAAAAAGAACTTGCCATAGAATCTAACTCTTTAAGATTCATTCCCATGGCTTTTACAGTAACTAAAGATTTTGCTAGCTGAGCGGGATATTTTGCAAAAGATAAACCTAAAAATCCGCCAAGCTTGCTCGCTTCACCCAACACCTCTTGATAGTTTAAGCTAACTCCAGTCGCTTGTTTTAATCCCTCAACTTGAGCTAAAACAGACTTAAGAGTATCTTTAGAGCTTTTTCCAGTTATTGTAGCCGACTCTGCGATGCTAGCTCTCGCTTGTTCGTCTAAACCCGCTATATCTTTTAACTGTATGTTTGTGTCCAATATCTCTTTAGACAAAACATTGTTAACTCCCAAAGCTTTTCCCAATTCTATTTGGGATTCGTACATGCTTCTAGCATTAGCTAATATACTACCTTGAGTAACTGAATATACGTTGAATTCCGTATTTAATTTTCTTGCTTCTAAGTTAGACAATCCAAGTTGTCTACCGAATTTTGTGGTCTCGGAAGTAATATCGACTACGTAATTAAACGCAGATACTAAGCCTTTAACTAACCCTGCTATAGCCACCCCAGCTATTGGTATTGCTGTTAACGGATCACTTAGCGCTTCCATTACTCCTCCACCAGCTGCCTTTCCTAAAACTCCCAATTTATCTAAAAATCCTGGTTTTTTTCCTTCATCGTTTAATCTTCTAGCGCTTTCTACCATCTCTTCGTAATACTGATTGCCTAAACCAAGTTTATCCGCGAACAATTTGAAAGTGGCTCCAGTGTAACCAATATTAGATCTTAGCTTTTTTTCTATTTCTAATTGTTGTTTTTGTTTATCTAACAACTCTTGATTTAGTTTATCAGTCTGTAAAGATTGAACATACGCAAGTTGTTCTACGTTAAGACTCTCCTCTTCACGTTCTATTCTTTGATTTAAATTATTTAGTATATTTTGAGTATGCGTTAATAGCGCTTGATTTCCATTTTTTTGAGCTTTTAACATTTCTTGCTCAAGAGAATTGCGGCGCTCTAATGCATTTAAATAACTTGAACTCGCTTGTTTTTGATTTGCCGATAACGATTTATCTAAATCAGCTAATTTTTTAGTATTTAAATATCTATCTTCTTCTACTTTTTTTATCTGTTGTTGAACTTCTTTTGTATTAATAGCAGATCTATTGATGGTCGCTAATTTGGCTTCCATCTTATCGTATGATTTTAATGTACTATTTAAATCCTTTATGGATTCTTTAAGTATATCCCTATAATCGCCTTGTAATTTTAATATATTCTTTAACGCCTCTCTAACATCAGTCGTTTGTTGCTGTGTTTGACCAGTGCCGGGATTTTGTTGATTAGCCATTATACTATTAGTTGTTATACATAAATATCACCCGACTACTTTTTTACTTTACTTACGTAAGGTTGAGATTTTTCGTTTTTTGCTATGTGATCCGGTATTTTGATTTTAGACATATCTGTTTTGTTGGTCAACTGTTGTTTACCCGCAGCTTCCTCCCTGGCCTCTTTAACCTTTTCTAAGTGCTCTTGTATCTTTTTTAGATTAAACCTCCTATAAGGTACAGGCATGTTCCACACTTCGGAATAATTGAATCCTCCACCTCCGTAGTAGGTCAATTCGAACACTTCGGTCATGAATTCTGACCTGTATTCTTTAGTGGGAAACATGGGCACTATTTTTTTGTAAGTGTCGTCCATGCGTCGATCTTAATTAATCTTGAGGGAAAAAGAAATCTGCGCCTATCGGTAGGCTAACCAACTTAGTGGATCCATCTGCGAAGGTTGCGTTAATGTTCATATCCAAGTCTGGAGTTACGCTTCGCATATACTTTCTAAGCGGTGCGCTGTCCCTTGATATTAAGTTACCAGAATCTATGTATTGTCTTATCGTAGCTTGAGATCTGTCTCCATTTATTGAAGTGAGTTGGTACTTTAATCTCGTAGTGTACTCACCAATAGCGTCTTCTCCTAACACCCTCTTCGTAGATTTTATCTCTTGCTCTATCTTGTTATCGTCCTCTACGGTCAGTATTTTAAAAGTAACTACGTTTTTTGTGTACGGCAACTCGAAAGTGAACTCGTTGTTTTCATTGTATACTGAGTAATCTACTTTCTTATGATTGAGTTGTTGTAAGTCAACTTTAACCACCTCAAATTCTCCAGTGATTGGGTGAGGGTACTTAAACGAGTACTCTGGTCCGTACGCTAATATTCTAGCGGCTATCAACAGCATGTTCCTATCACCCAGGAGCAAATCCTCGTACTTTATTTGAGATTTAATAAGAGATTTTAACATTCGCTCTATCGCGATGCCCTGTTTAAGCAGATTCACGTTTGTGATGATGTCTTCTTCTTTAGCGGACATGTATTTCATTTCGACAAATCCTGAAGACAAAGGATTAGATTTTGGGTACAGAAGACCTTTTGAAGGTAGTTCTATGTTTTCTGTTGGTGTAACAAATTTTTGATCTGACATTGTAACTGTTTTCTATAAATATGTATATTTTAAATTTTGTAATAAATTTTATGCGTATTTAAGAATTCGTAATACTTACTACCCCCTCTTCTTTTTATTCCTCTATTTAAGTAATCATGAATAAATGAATAATGCATGTTTAATTTTTTGGCCAATTCAGTAGCTGAAGCTGCTTCGTGTACAGTACCATCTTTTAAATTTTCGCAAACTACTTTTCCAAGAGATCCTATATTTTTATAAGCTTCTTTGGATCTATTTTTAGCTTTCTCTGATATTTTCTTCTTGGTACTTTCAGATCTTTTTTGGCCTACACTTTTGTTGCTGTTTATCCAACCCTCATTTAAGTATTTTTGAAGATCTTTAGCATCAATTTGTCTAATATCTTTAGTTATTGGATTAATTATCCACTTTTTGCCCTTATGCTTTGATCCTATATTTTTTTTGTGAGTTTCTGATTTTTTTCTTTTCCAAAAAGACATCAAAGTTTCCCTCGCTTGCTTATATTCTATTTCAGAGATTACTCTTTTACCATCATAAGACATTCTGTGAAATGACCAATATACTTTATGGCAATATATTGGATGATGTTTGAAGCATTCTACAAGTATTTTGTGCGCCCTATAGTGCTCTTCCGGGGTTAATAATACTGTGCTACTTTTTTTATCGAAAGATTTTGGAATTATGTGATGAGATTCGTAATAACCTCCATCGCCCTTTTGTCTATTTTGTGATATCGCTTTTCTAATTAATTTAAAATAAGTACTTAGCATAAAAAAACTCCCTTTACTATAAATATTGGGAGTTTTACTAAATTAATAATCTAGTTCAGTAAATTAGTTAGTATGATAGCTCAAAAGAGAATTTCACAGTAATCCATTCCAAGAGTCATGCTGATTTCCACCGCTTCTACTGCAGAAAAGTCGTAGTTTCCAAAATTTGCTTCCTTGATGAAAGCTCCTTTTATCACCCAAGAACTAGCTATGTCGCCCAACGGACCAACTACGTTCAAGTTTACGTCCTTTTTATAAAAATCTGAGTACCCGTCGCGGCCCGTTACTGATTCGTGGTGAAGTCTTACCCACTCCATCACAGCCTGCTGGCCAGAAGGAGATATGGGACTGTACAACCCAAGAGTGATGTCCCTCCACTCAGCTTTACCTTTTATCTTACGATATACGTTGATGTGATCCAACTTTATCTCATTAAATGATACTCCTGGAGCGTCTGCCTTTTTAATCATATAGGCAGGAATACCGTCTATGTAAAATATGAAACGATGCTGTAACATCGGTTCGAAAGCGGTAAACATTATTTCGTTTGGAGAAAGTATTGGCATTTTTCGTTTTGTTTTTTCTTTTTATAAATATACGTATAACTATTAATTGCAGTACTTAGAATTTACTTTTACTTTGTTTCCTTCGTCGTCGACACGATAACATTGTCCATCTATCATTTTGTAAATTCTTTCATACTCTTTTACCAATTCTTTTTTGTCTTCTGGCTTTGGTTTGGCTTCTTGCACTTTTGATTTTATGTCTTCTGGCACTTTGGCAAGAATTTGAGAAAGATCGTCTCCCTCTTCAAGTCCTTCAGATATAGCGGGAACAGCTGCGCCTTCTTTATTTGCGAGTTTTTCTTTTACTTTTTTAGCTGCGGCTACTATGCTGTCTTTTGCTACAGCCAAACCAGCGCTTAACATCACTGTACCAGCAGTTGCTAATGTCATTACTTGTCCTCCTAAATCTGCCATGGCTTGACCTGGGTCAGTTGATGTACTCTTTAGTGCGTCTGCGATTGCCGGCCAATTGTCTGCAGTCCATTTACCCAAATCGTATTCCCAAGAACTACCAGTATACTCGTCAAGAGTTACTTTTACCATCTGCTCGTCTTCGGATTCCCTTATCAATTGTTTACTTACCGATTCGTAAAGTTTTTTTGGAACTTTTATTCTTAAAATTGTAGTGTCTTTCATTTAATTATACGTTAAAAGTAGTGCCAGTTGGCATGATGTTAAAGGTCAAGCTGATGATTTCCGCAGCGATTGTGGGTTTTATGTTAATGGCTCCTACAAGAATTCCACGATCGATTGTATCGGGAGTGTTGTTAGTATCGTCCATTATTACTTCAAATGCGTATAAACCTTCACGCTGTTGTACGGATTCAAGGTAAGGATTAACTTGATTCAAGAATTTATTTCTTGTAACTTGAGTGTTGGGTTGGAACACTAAAGTTTGTCCTATTTGACCTATGTAAGATTTCAATTCTATCAAGAGTCGTCTTACGCTAACTCTATTTAATGCTGAGTTTTTGGATTGCAGAGTCTTTTGACCGTATATTGCTACACCAACTCCAGGGAAACTAGCGATCGGGTTAACTTTTCCTGCGTATAAAAGGTTACGATCGTTCAACGATACTTTTCTTTCTGGTTGAATAACGTTACCTAAACCTCCACGATCAACTCCAGCTGGAGCCCACCAAGCAGCGGCAACTTTATCATTGTATTCGTATACTGAAGGAATCACTGTAGCGGGTGGAACGAACTGTATTCTTCCAGTCTCTACCGATCTTACTTGTACCCAAGGCCAATAAGTGGCTGCGTAAGAGTTATCGAAAGTAGAAGCTTGTGATATAACGGATGTTAGATTAGAACTGTATCCAACCATATCAACCACTGCTATGTTGTCGCCTCTATCGGCCGCTAAACTTATTAAATCTGCTGTAGAGCTTGGTGCGTTTAGTGAGTTAAGACCAGGCGCAGTAATTACGTTAAATTGATACTCGTCTTTATTTCTAAGTAAGTTTATTGCTATAGCGTAATCTGTGTCCAACAATCCTTGTACGTTCGTAGCTGCAGAGTTCGCAACAGAACTACCGCTTATTGATTGATTCAATGTTAAAGGCGCGCTTGGAGTAGAATTTGCGAATCCAAATATTGCTCCAGTTGCTCCAGAAAAAGCTCCGTGAAGTGAACCTGAACCTATACGAGGCATGGATCCCGTCAAAGAGGATACTGGATTTCCCGCAGCATCGAAATAATTCGGAGTAGCGGCTACTGTGCCAGGTATTACGCGAACGTATTTTGATTTGTTCTGATAAGCGCCTTGTGGTTGTATGTAGTATTGAGAATTTGAAGAGTCCAATTGAACTACATTTTTTTGGCTACCTATAACGTACTCTATGTAGTTATTTTGATTAGGATCTAGAGACAAATTGTTCCAAGTCTCTAATATAGTCTTGTTATTATTTGTGTCGTCTCCGCGTCTGATTATGATAGAAAATACTCCAGAGCCAGTATTAACGGCAGAGATCTCCCAACGAATATTGATGTCTGAACCCGTAATTAAATTACCTACACTTCCAACTGCTCCTGAGTTGTTCATTACAACTCCAGTAGATATTGTCTCTAGTTGAAAAGATGCAGTGGTACTATTTACGTTACCTATAGAGGTCACATTAGCAGTAGCAGAAGTGTACGAACCGGAAGCTACTCTCGTAATTAATAGCGAACTTCCTCCTTGATTAAAGTAATTGTAAGCAGCTATACTAGTTAAATATTCTTGAGAAGCTCCTCCAGTTATGAAAGAAGCTCCGAATACAGCTTTGTATTCTGAATAAGAGGTTACTAGAGTTGGAGTATTTACAGGACCTATAACAGTCGGGCCAACTATTGCGGCACCTGCTTCTATTGGGCCTTGAGTGTATGGCGATTGATCGTTTTCTATTAATACTACTCCTGGACTGAAGATTAAATCGGACATCTATATTTAGTTTTATTTTGTCTACCAATAAATATCGAAACTTTACTTAAAAAACGTAGTAGTTGCATATATATAAGTTTTAATTAAAAGTAAGTACTGCAGTTCTACCTACACCTGGGTCTAGTGAGTTGTTATCAAAAAAACATCCAAAGGAAGAGAAAGCAGTGCCCGAAGAACCTCCGCCACTCGTATTGGCCCAACTGTAAGCTGCAGATCCTATTCCAGTTCCAGATACGCATGTAGTAGATCCACTTGGACCGTTTAAATCTCTTATAAAGATCCCGGATTCGCCTGTACTTATAGGAAAATTTTTACCACTAAAATATATCACAGGTGCACAGTTTGCCGTGTTTTCTCCAATAAAAATTGCAGTTACGATGTACGTTGGATGATTATTTGTTATTCTTAAATTACCTTGATTATTATTTATAAAAGTTGTATAATTAATTGATATCTGAGTACCATTGGTATCAAATAACGATCCAACAATATTTGGATTTTTTATAGCTAACTCTGTTTGTTTATATGATGTATTATTTATGTAATTTGAATTATTTTTCCATTCTCCTACTATTTTATTCCATGATCTATTTCTTCTACACCATCCATTAATTTCATTCTGATTATTGTAAAGTAAAGAACCATCTCCTACTTGGAATTGGAAATTAGTGATCAAACCCGATTGTAAACCTGCTCTTTGAGATATTACATCTCCGTCTACTGTTAATCTATCACTCATATAAGTAATAATTTTGCGTACACATTAGTATCTTTTGGTATTAATCTAGTTGGTACGAATCTTCTTCTTGTTCCAATTATATTATTTCCTAATCCAGTAACCCAAGCTTCTCCATTCCAATATTCGAATATTCCATTTGTAGTTCCATTAGTATCTTGAGATAACAATAATAGATCATCCTGAAATCTGTATATCTCAATAATGTACTTATGAGTTATGGGACTTAAGTTTATTTGAATCCATGCAAAAGTTCCATTAGCGGGATTAAAATCTGCTATATTCCATCTATAAAAAGATGCTATGCTTTCTTGATCTTCGTATAAGAGCACTAAAGATAAAACTCTAGCAGGTAGCATCATAGAGCCCATTGTCCTAAATTGAAAAGCAAATTGTATTTCATTGCTTGGTGTAACTTGATACAGATTGCCGTCTTGTCTAACATCTATCCAACTTCCACTATTATTAGATATTCCAGAAGTTCTATATTGCAATTTATACATATCTGGAGTTACACCAAATTTACTATCTCCTATATTCTTTGCACAATTAACTAAAACTCTATAGTATTTTGTAGGAGTAACTCCTAAATTTATTCTTGGACAAATTACTCTATTATTTACAACATTTGCATATTCTAAATCTGCTCCCATAGGATATGCTGTAAATGAATTCACTGTTGCTGTAGTTGCGGAAGTGTAATTAAAAAGCATCCATCCATCTTTAGCTGATAGGGTTGGTGTGTTTCCTGGAATTACATGTGCGTGTGGGATAGCGTTTTTATTTTTAAGTGTATTTGGTAACATAGATTCTATGACTGTACTACGCCTATTAATTGAAGCTGTAAGTACTGCATTAGGCGTAAAGGATGCAGTAATAGTGCCTGCGGGGGATGTCAAATCAACGGCATAAAGACTTCCGCTGCTTCCCATTATCATTAGTATCTTTCCTGTTACATCATCAACAGTTACACTTGAAGCCGTGGGTTGCATAAATAGATTTGTATTGGCTCCGCCGGGTTTGTTATTTATTGCATCAAATGCCAATCCAGTCTTTAAAAATAGACTTGATGATCCATTAAGTATGTACTCCAAAGGAGTTCCATAAACAGCGCCGGTGATACCAAATGAAGGATTCGTATAAAAATACATAGACGCGGTATTTGCTAATACACCAGCCGAAAGTGTGCCTATAACTCCATTATTTACAGTTGCCAAAGGCGCTAAAAATCCATCGGTACTTAGTTGATTATACGTTGTAAAAGATCCTGTTTGCACTCCGGCGCTTAACGATGTTAAGGGAGCTCTAAAATTTGCAAAACCTAATCTAAGAGGTTGAAATTGAGGACCAGCTTGCGCCACTACAAAAACTCTTTGTAATGTCCAAGATTCAAAATTACTAATGTCTAGTCCGCACATAGAACTTCCCACAGTAGACAATCCATAAACAGCTTTTACTTTATCGGTTAAACTCGCAGTGGGTATATTAGTTGCAGGAATCGAAAAATCTTCATATCTTAATCCCTTCGCTACAAATAAATTATTACTATTAGAATTTGCTTGAAGTATCATCAAATCTTGTATAACATAAGGAGTTCCCAACGAAGCAGATAAACTTCCAGATATAGTTAATGACGTATCTGAACCTATATTACTTATGGGATACCACGCAGATATTTGATTGGGATTAGTTGAGCCAAACCCTATTCGAGAACCGACAGATAAGCCAGTATTCCAAGTAGTGCTTGATCCCGTAACTTGATTACTTATTACAGATACGCTCCCTGAGGTATAATTCGTTAAAGCAGCTCTTGTCGATATGGCAGTGGCACTGCCTCCTCCAGGAAAATTTAAAATAATTGCACCGACGAAAGTATAAGTATTGGTAGAAGGAACAAAAGTCCAAAGTTGCACTCTTCTTGTAGTAGAAGCTGCAGCTGCATCATTTCCAAATATCCAATATAAATCTTCATTAATCTTTACAATAGAATACATACTTGACGGTATAGCCAATTGAGTATTTCCGTTATTTGCAATATCTATCGGATTTGGGCCTATGAATTTATCAATTTCTCCAGATCCTAAATTATATTGTCCTACATGAGGACCTCTACTAATTTTATCTGGATCGTAAGCACCAGTTATTGGAACTTGCTGTATTGACCCATCAAATATTTGCTCAATTGCTACTTTCATTTATGAAACTATAATTTTTGCGTAAAGATCTATGCTTCCTGGTAGAGATCCAGATGGAACAAATCTTCTGCGAGTTCCAACAGTATTAGTTCCTAATCCTCCCGCCCAAACGCTTCCATTCCAAAATTCAAAAGCTCCGTTTATACTGCCTGTAGATGATTGTGTTAATACTAATGCGTTGGTGTCTGCTCTATATATTTCTATGCTATGAGTTGGTAAAGATCCAAACAGGGAATTTTGAATCCACGCAAAAGATCCAGTCGCAGAATTAAAATCACTAAAATTCCATCTATATTGAGCAGGTAATGAATCCACTGTTTCATAAACTAAAGCTAATGATAAAATTCTAGCAGGTAGCATTATTACTCCTAGCGTTCTAAATTGAAAAGCAAATTGTATAGCTGATGCTGGTAAAACTCCAGATAAATTTCCATTTTGTGTAACGTCTGTCCAAGCTCCACTATTATCATCTATTCCTGAAGTCCTGTATTGAACTTTATACATATCCGGAGCTAATCCCATATTAAAGTCTCCTATGTTTTGCATTCCATTCACCAATACCCTATAAAATTGAGAAGGATTTGATCCTAAATTAATTTTAGGACAAATTATTCTATTATTTTCATCTGCTTGAGTATCAAAATCTGCTGCCAGTGGATACGCTGTTAGTGCATTCGTATTAGTTGTCGTCGCAGTTCCATACATCCAAAATAACCATCCATCTTCAACAGATATAAATGGAGTACTACCTATCGGTACGTGTACAAACATTGGACTATCTAAATCTCTTAAAGAAGATGGAATTTGAGAAGATAAACATGTAGATCTTCTATCTAGCTGTTGACCTCCTGTATAATAATCACTAACATACATAGTACCATTTGCACCTGCAGTTAAAATAATTAACTTATCTATAGTTTTGGCTACATCAAAAGATAAAAATGTACCTGTTGATATGTTCGTATTAGTAGTTCCTGGAGGTACTTCTGACATTGAGTCTGCAACAAACGTTGTATTACCTGACGTTACACTTCCAGTGGGTATTCTAAGTATTCTAGTTGATGTAAAACAATAAATGCTTGGCACTCCCAATCCAGATCCATGATTTAAAGTTGCTACACGTCCATTATTATTTTGCGATATGTTACCCGTAACAGTTTGTGTGCCTGTGATTACTACATTGCTACCCGATAACGCTATTTGGCCAGCAGTTAATGGAGTTAATGCGGCTCTTAGATTATATCTATACATCTGTAGTGAAGTAGCAGATCCTTCTGTGCAATACACGTATTGTTGACTCCAAGAATCAAAATTTCCAACTGCGCAGCCTCCAATAACATCGTTAGTCACGGTTGCGGCATCTTTTAACCAATAAGTTGCTTTTATTTTATCAGCAACAGACGCAGATGGTATAGACTTTGGGGAAGTTTGAAAATCTTCATATCTAAGTCCCTTTGTAACAAATAAACCTCCGTTTGTTGCAGTTGCTGCTGTTACTGCTTGCACCATCATTAGATCTTGAATAACATACGGAGATCCAGAAGCGACTGTACCCGCTGAAGAACTTATAGTCATTTGAGTGTCGCTGCTTATAGTTGCCACTTCATACCAAGTAGATATTGCATCAGGATTTGTTGATCCGAATCCTATCCTAGAACCTACTGAAATTCCCGTATTCCAAGTCGTACCTGAGCCTGTAACCGTAGTAGCGTTAACTGTAACGCTTCCAGTCGTATAATTTGTAAGAATCGCAGTTAGTCCTCTAAATGTTTTATTAGTTGCAACTGGATAATTTACAAGTATGGCTCCAACAAAAGTGTAAGTTGCTGTAGATGGTACGTATGTCCACAATTGAATTCTTCTAGTTACTGCAGCAGCTGCTACATCAGCGCCAAAAATCCAATACAAATCGTTATTTATTTTTACAGCACTCACTATATTTGATGGCATTGCCAAAGAAGATTCTCCAAAATTTGCAACTCCCAATGGCGCTGGACCTACAAACTTATCTATTTCGCCCGAACCTAAGTTGTATTGCCCAGTATGTTTTCCTCTATTTATTTTAGTAGAATCATATGATCCAGTAATATCTACTTGTTGGATTGTTCCATTAAAAATTTGTTCTATTGCAACTTTCATATTATATAATTTATTGTATTATTATAAATCCATCTATTAATGATAATCCTATTGTAAATCCTGAACTTGGGAAAAATCCTCCATTATTATAAATGACAACACCATAACCAATATCAAAATATCCTAGTAGCGGTCCTCCAGAAACTGTGGAATTATAGACTACTACATATCTAAATATGGGACTATTTACTCCAGTTGCTGATATAGTTAAACTATTTTCTACCAATTTGTATGTACCTTCCACTTGAGCGGACGAAACTGTAACTAAATTACGACTACTTAATCCAGTGTAATTTATCTCTGTTATTTCGCTTATTTGCGAATAACTAGTACTTGGTTGAACATTTGTTAATGCTACAGTTAATTGATCTGTGGATAGATTGTGTTTTTTCTCTGCTAAGTCTTTTGTAAAGCAATTAAATTTTATTAGTGATGGCATAATCCTTATTATTTTTTATGATGATATATCTCCATATAAATACCATTCATCTGTACCAATTTTTACTAAATTGGCAAAACCATATCTTGCAGAGATTTTTGTAAAATTACTCCTACTTCTGACTGTTACTCCAGAGCCAGATGCAAATGATGTCTGCCCTGCTCCATATTGAGTTACTGTAAATCTTGAATATAGTGGAATAGCCACACTTGCATTTGTTGGTATAGTTAATGTATTTGCAGAACCAGAATCAATTTCTACTAATCTACCTATGTCTATTCCTGCCAAAGTGTAAGAACCAGTTTTTCTAGTTGTATAGAAAAATAAAGTATTCGATACATCATATTGGAAATAATAATCTCCATCTAATCCTCCAGTGGGCGCAGTTGGCCCTGAAGTTATCACCTTATTTGCACCAACAGTGTTGTAACTAGCAGTAAAAGCTACAGATCCGTCGAAAGAAGTACCTGGTGCTGATCCGCTGCCAGATGCATTAAAGAATAGAGAGTTTGTAGTAGTTCCGCCACCACCTCCTCCACCGCCTCCAGAACCAGTGTTAACAGTTATTGGAAACGTACTTCCGTCCCCTTTAGTAAACGTAATAGTATTTAATGAGACCGAAGCTGTAATTAATGCATTGGGAGTATTAGATGCTGTTAGTGCACTTATCGACCAACTAGAGGTTCCAAATAAAGACCCACTAAATACTCCAAAGAAAGATCCAGTAAATGATCCCGTACCAGATTGTGCTACGCTCGCAGTGACTGCATAGGACGCACTGGTCGATGTAGAAGATGTTAAGGCGTTGATTGACCAACTAGAAGTTCCAAATAATGACCCAGAATAACCCTGAGTAGCTGTAACTGATCCTGTAACTATTAAACTACCTGTTATAACAGCAGAACCACTAAATGGGAATCCTGCACCAGATCCTCCTCCCGCTGAACCTGTATTAACAGTTATTGGAAAAGTACTACCATCACCTTTAGTGAATGTTATTGTATTTAAGTTTACAGACGCAGTTACTAGCGCATTAGGCGTAAAAGATGCAGTTAAAGCATTTATTGCCCAACTAGCTGTGCCGAATAAAGATCCTGTAAATCCTCCAAGACTAGTAATACTTCCTGTAACAAATAAAGATCCGCTAACATTGGCTCCTATTATTTGCCAACTCACTTCTAATGATGGCTGAGCTGCATTTACTAAAACATAAATAGTATCGTTATCTCTTTGATACACTATCAAGCCTTCATATACGTTAGCAACAGACAAACCAAGTCTAGCTGTAGCATTTGCCACACTAAATCTAGCATCTACTGGTTCTGTGCTAGTGACATTAAATCCTGCAGGTAGTATTATAGGCATAGCTTATGTTAAATCATAGGTTATAGTTGTTCCTGCACCTCCAGCTTGAAGTAAAATAGTTCTGTACACTTTATAATCTCCAAGAGACGACGAAGTAAATGAACTTAAAACTCCAAATCCCGATGATTGTATATTGGTTAAAAAGGCTAAAGAGGAGTTATATACTATATAGTGGTACTTATCTCCAGTCCATGTTATAGTTGTTGATTGTCCAGGATTTGTAACAGTGCCTTTAGATATAATTCCCACATTTCCACCTATAGTAGTATCCCAACCTCCAATATTTTCTATTTCATTTTGAGTTAAACTCGAAGATACTGAAGCTCCAGATCTTAGACTTCTTATCTTTGTAAATGTACTAGTTGCCAACGCAGTAGTAACTAAGGCCGGACTATTATCTGATCCATTAACGCCTGAAGAAGAGTATGATGATGTAGCTCCAAACACTATGCTCGCCGATCCTGTCAATGATCCTGTAACAAATATGGGGCTTGTTCTAGAAGAAGTTACAAAATTTAATACCCATCCATTTGCAGCTCCAGAAGCTGTCACGTAAGTGATACTTCCAGTTGCACCTTGTTCTATTTGATTAGACGATGCTCCTAATTGAATACTAGCTGTTGGAGTTATTGTTGGAGAACCTGGATTTACTTTGCTTAAAGTTCCCGATAGGGACGAGCTTTGCACTAATATCGCTCCGTTTGCAGGATTACTTGCTGTTATTTGTAAAAGATAAGTGTGACTTCCAGAATCCAAAGTTTGATATGATAATGTAGTACCAACTCCTGTTTGGGCCAATAATACGCCACCTTCAAATATCGAAGCAGATATTAAAGTGTATCCTGCATTTGACCACGCAGCTGAAGCTGTGTAATCGTCCAATACTTTATTAAACCTATCAGTTATAAATGTAGAATTAAAAGAAAACGAAGATATAGAGTGAGTGGCTGGATTTCCAAATATAAATTTAAGTCTACCTGCGGTAAAGTCTACAGCAACGTCTGTAGAATAATCTAATACTTCTATTTGTGATAAGGATTGTAGACTACTAGTAACGTACTGTATATTAGATAAGTTTGCGTAACTTGAAGATAATGCATACGACGAGCTTATTGCTTGACTCGCAGTTCCAAATAAAGAAGCAGTAACTCCTTGAGTGGCTCTAATTGATCCTGTAACTACTAAGCTACCAGATATAATAGCCGAACCAGTGAATGGAAAATCAGAAGCACCTCCACCTCCACCGCCTGAACCGGTATTTACTGTTAATGCAAATGTAGAACCATTGCCTTTGGTAAAAGTTATAGTATTTGAGTTAACTGATGCTGTTACTATAGCATTGGGCGTAGTAGAAGCTGTAGCTGCAGTAGTTGCAAACGAAGCTGATGATATGCTTCCTAATAAGAAAGATGCTGTAGCTGCGTAAGAACTACTTAATGCTTGTAATGCATAAGATGCAGTTGCACTTCCACTAGACGATAATCTTTGTATAGATTCAGAAACGCCATTGCTCTGTTTAAAAAATATTACTCCATCTGTAGTATTTATGGCTAATTCACCTAATGCCAAATCTTGGACAGTGGGTTGAGTACCTACAGCAGAACTATTTTTTAATATTATTCTAATTGACATAATCTTAGCTAGTGTTACCTATAAATATACGGGTAACTATTTGTCAATTACTTATTATAAATTGACTACATTGTGCTTTTTATAGTGGATATAGATTCTTCTGTCTCTATAATTTCTATTTGTAATTTAGTTATAGTTTGCAAATCTCCAGTACTTTGAGCCAATCTCATAAGAACGTGTAAGTTTTGTAATTTTCTTTCTAACACAAGAATTATATCTCTAAGATTCATCTAATTTATATTTAACTATTAATAATATAACATAGTTCTCATTACCTCGGTAGATGTATGTTTTACAAACCATAAATATTTAAGACCGTCTGGACTTGTAAATACTTCCATCCTATTTCTTATTATTGCAGCACCATTTGCAAATGGCGCCAATCCTGCTCCATGTATCTGATTTGTATTAGTGTCTAAATAGTAAAATCTTAGTGTTGCATCTTTAGTAAAGTATATTCTATCTCCACCATCATAAGCGGTCATAGTACCAGTACTTAAAGTTTCTCCCAATGGACTTGCTGCTATAAATTCTACTTTATCAGTAGGTATATCTATAAATTCCCAGTTATTTGTAGCGCCACCGCGAGGGATATATATCCTTCTTCCTTTAAGATCTAGATTTGTTGTATTTTGCGCCCACTGCGCTTCAATACCAACGCTTCGAGTTGGTTGTTGCATAATAGCATAAGAAGAACTTAATAAGCCAGGGGCAGTTATACTTCCAAAAGTTAATGTAGTATTTGTATTACTTGCAATAGTAGTTTCTTCTCCTATACCAGACCCAGCTAATATTTTTAAACGTCTACCAGCAAAGAAGTTTGTTACCCAACCACTTGAAGTGATAGCCGTAAGAGGCACACTTTGAGTATAATTTACTAAATAGCTTCCAGAATAGTCTGTTACAAGTGTACCCGAAGCATAGTTAACTATAAAAGTACCTGGAAATATTAAACTACCTGTTATTAACGAGCCTATACCAAGACTTCCACTAACTCCCACATTAGTTGTTACAGTGAGTAAGTTTCCTGATATAGAACCAGATCCAACAAAAAATGCGTTTGTGTCAGTTAGGGTTGTTGCTGTTGGCACACTACCAGTAGCAAAACCAGTATACATACTACCAATCATGTCGTTTTTGGTCAATATATAGCGAGTAACTCCATTTAGTGGCACAAGTGGTTGTGGCGCAGCAAATACAAGAGAGCTAGAAGTATTAGATACAATACGTGCACTTGCGCCCGTAGCAATACCATTTGTTGCTATCGTAGACACATTCATGTATAAATTATAACCTGCCCATTGATTTGTTCTCCAGTTCTTAGTAGTATCAACTAAAGTCGATAAACTTTGAGAAGAAGATCCGGATGCATTTGGTGTACCTGCCATAGTATATTGAAAAACACTCGCCGATGGTATACTCGTTATAGAAAATGTGCCATTATAGTTGGCATGTGATATACCTCTAATAGTTATTGGTTGATTAAGTTTAAAAGAATGGCTAACTGCTGTTGTTATTGTAGCTGTTGTGCCAGACGCAGTCATAAATGATATTCCTATCGGTTTATTATTACCAAATTGTGCAGATGCATTTAAAGCTATACCGCTCTCTTCGTCTCTACCATACGACGGCAAATCATCAGCGAGATTTAAGAACGCAATACTAGACTGACCCCCGATCGCAAGATATGTCTTATCAGGATCTGCTGTTATATTGTAAACTGATGAGCTATTATACGAAAAAGAAGAAGATCCATACACTGTAATAGAGCTAGAATTACTCGAAGCTATTGGTAATAGAGTTCCAAATCCACTACCACTAACGATTCTAAGGGCATAGTTTTTCCATCTATTTAATGGCCAGTTTTTTGTACTATCTATCAATTGATTAAAAGAACCCGAAGTCGCTCTACCAGCATCAAATCCATCTATAAAATATTGAGATCCAGAATTTGGTGCCACTGACATTGTCTCATATGTTAATGAAGTTGCGGTGTTAGTTAATATTCTTGCTTGTTGACCTTCGCCCTGTCCACTCCATATTCTAACATAATAACTTCCACTTAAGCTACTACTTGCCCATTGATTTACATTCCAAGATTTGCTGGAATCTATTAAACTAGAAGTTGTTGAAGTCTGCGTCACTATACCTCTCTCCCAAACAGTCGCTTGATCTCCTGTACGCTCCAGTGATGCGTCTGTACCTGTAGAGCGTATAAAATTAGTTAAAGATGTTTTAATATACCACGTATCACTGATTGCGTCATATTGTTGCACACTATAGTTAGAGGTAGCTTGTGAAGAGGCCAATATTATGGCTCCTCCCTCAACTTTAAAACGAGAAGAACTATCCGGCACAATTGACCATGGAAAATCAAGTGTAACGTTATTTGCCTCTATACTAACTATTGTCTGAACGCCTGCAGTAGCGGCAATAGCGGGAGAGAATACTGAAGGGATTGCAAAAGGCTCGTACGCTGCATACAATGTGGATCCAAAAATCAATTGATTAGCTGAATTTCCTATTATTCTTCTTACTTGAGTAGAACCAGCGCCTTGAATAACTCTCGCTTGATATCCTAACCACCTATTAACTCCCCAGTTTTTAGCTGTATCTGTTAATGTTATATCACCAAGCGTATTTGTAACTGTAGTGGCTATAGCGATATCTTCTACAATTGCATCAGATACGTCTAATATAGTTCTTCTTTGGCCGGCGCCTGTGCCAGAGACTATAGATACATCATAACCTACATAAGCTTTGCCAAAGTTAGCAGGTACATACAATGTATTATTAGTTGCTCCTAATACAAATCCCTCAATACCAGCAGACATTAAAAATCTCATTGTTGAAAAGGTTGTTGGAGGGATTGGTGGAGAAGCTAACTGTATGTATGTATCTGTCCATGTATCATACTTCCAAAAACTAGTAGCAGCATTTATATAGTATATATATCTACCAAAGTTTATATGCATTACAGGATTTAAAGCAGTACATGAAGTTGATATAGCAGAACTGTTACCTCCTTGAGCTGCTCTTAATGGTTCCCATACTGGTAAATCTATTGCAAGTTTATTGTTATTAATTATGGCCATATTATTTATTTTATATTTTTTATGATATATTACTTCTTATTCCTGTATTATACATTATCCTTTGGTTCATCATCTGAAAGTCGTTGTTTGTGTAACCACCAAAGTTACCAATTGAGTTTGTACCTACTGGTAGGGCGTTAGTTATAGCTGTTACAGCTGATACAGTAGTTACTGTAGATAATGTTAAACCCGATGTTATAGAGTCTATATTAATTCTCTGTCTTTGTAAAGAATCTGCGTTAGAAGAAGCTTCTAAAGCTCTTAATATACGTCTCAATAAAAGTATTGAGTCATCTGTTGCAGCATTTTTTGGTACTTGATTGTATGCCATATTTAATATATTATGTATTGTGTATTATTAGAACTTAAGTTTATTGCGTTAAATGGATTATCTATGTTTACTATTGTTCCATCATCTATCAAGCTAAAATCTATTGCATATATAGTTGCTAAACCATCTATTAATTTTATTATATATTGATTTTTATTTCCTAAAGCTGTTGGTAATATAAAAGTATTTACCCCTTTTGAATTATAAATATACGTGTCTCCATTTCCAGAAGGAATTGATATTGTTTGGTTATTAACTTCTATTATATTTACAGAATTTCCTCCGCCTCCGCCACCTGTAACTGTAATAGGAAAAGTAGTTCCATCTCCTTTTGTAAAAGTAATAGTATTTGATGATATTGATGCTGTTACTAAAGCATTAGGAGTAAAAGACGCAGTAAAAGCTAAAGATGCTGTAGCGATGCTTCCCAATAAAAAAGAAGCAGTAAGCGCCAAACTACTAGTTTCAGCTTGACTCGCAGTACCAAATAAAGATCCAGTAATTCCTTGAGTTGCAATTATAGAACCTGTTACTATTAAGCTACCAGATATAATAGCAGAACCAGTAAAAGGAAAATCAGAGATGCTTCCACCGCCACCACCGCCACTACCTGTATTTACTGTTAGTGGAAATGTAGTTCCATCTCCTTTAGTAAACGTAATGGTATTTAGATTAATTGAAGCCGTAATTATATTAGTTAATGCTACTGATGAAGTAACAGCGAAACTACTAGATATTGATTGACTTGACGTAATAGAGTATGTACCTATTGCTAAAAAAGAAGCAGTAGCTGCATTAGTTGCAATAGAAGCTGTTGCTACACTCATTGAACTCGTCTGAGATACTAGTAAGTACGGAGTAAGCATCGATGCTGTACTACTATTTAATACATAAGCAGGGGCAAAAGAAGCTGTTTGTGTAAAAGAAGAACTAATTGCTTGACTTGCAGTACCAAATAAAGATCCAGTATATCCCAAAGTCGAGATAATAGAACCTGTTACTATTAAGCTACCTGATATAATAGCTGATCCAGTAAATGGAAAAGTACTTCCACCTCCTCCACCACCACTACCTGTATTTACAGTAATTGGGAATGTGCTACCATCTCCTTTAGTAAATGTAATAGTATTAAAATTTACTGAGGCTGTTAAAATATTATTTAAAGCCAAAGATGCCGTTACAGTTCTAGATGAGCTTACAGCAAATGATGCACTAAGTGCTGTTGATGCAGTAACTGCGGCATTTATCCATATACTTCCACTTCTTACTAATCCTTGACCAGTTTCAGGACTTATTATTTTAACATCATGTAATTCATCTAATTCGAATCCATTGTCAATTCTAACATACATTGAACCATTATTCAATTGTACTCTTAATACTTGACCTAATCTTACTGCGTGTAGTGGAGCCTGTGGAGCTGAACCTGTCATTGATCCACTTGATGCTAAAAATAATAACTGTCCTGCTGTATAATTAGATGTATCTATACCTAACAACTTACCTTCTGTCATTACGTAACCAAAAGCTTGATCAGGTATATTTTCATTAGTTAATCCTAAAGTATTTGCTGAATTAGTATCATTTGTCCAGTCTGCAAGATCTATCAATGCATTATCTCCTGTAGCTCCTGATATTCTAACAACTTTTCCTTTATCGATTTGTACTCCAGTTACATTCTTTACATAAATTAAAACGTCTTGAGCATTACGAGCACCATCAGCAAATGAAGCTGTTAAAGCATAAGATGAACTTATAGCATTTAAAATAGAACCGCTAAAAAAAGAAGCTGTTGCAGCAAATGAAGAAGAAACTGCATACGATGAACTTATAACATTTAAAGCCCAACTAGCAGTTCCAAATAAAGAACCTGTATATCCTTGGGTCGCTGTTATTGATCCTGTTACTACTAAGCTGCCCGAAATTATGGCAGACCCCGTAAAAGGAAAATCAGAAGCGCCTGCACCGCCGCCTCCAGAACCTGTGTTAACTGTAATAGGGAAAGTACTTCCATCCCCTTTAGTGAAAGTAATAGTGTTTTGAGATACGGACGCAGTTACTAAATTATTCAATGCTACTGATGCAGTAATTGCTATAGAAGAACTTATAGCAAATGAAGCGCTTAGTACGCTCATCGAGCTCGTCTGTGAAGTTAACACGTATGGTGCTAACATTGAAGATGTACTACTATTCAATACGTAAGCCGGCGCAAAAGAAGCTGTTTGTGCAAAGCTACTTGAATTTGCTTGGCTTGCTGTAATTGCATATGTGCCTGATTGTAAAGTAGATGCAGTTGCGGCATTAGTAGCAAATGATGCACTTGCTACACTTCCCAATAAAAAAGAAGCAGTGAGAGCCAAACTACTAGATATTGCTTGACTAGCAGTGCCGAATACTGATCCAGTGATTCCATTTGTCACGGTCCAGCTTCCACTGACTACGCCAGAACCACTTATTATTATGGAACCTGATATTACTGGACTATATATTCTCATTTTTTATTTGTTGCGCTGTTTATAAATATCTTTTTGGTCTACTTCTTTACCACTATACTTCCAGAAAATAAAAATCCAATGTTTATAAATACTTGATTTGTATTTATCGACTGTATTTGGATCGGTATTATTTGCTCTCTATCAACTGCGTCATATATCTGAACTATGGGATACTCTTCATTTAAACTATGAGTGATAGTATACATGGTTGATCCAGATACGCCTATTTTGTAGAATGGAGTATTTGCCGCAAATGATGCAGATGTTGCAAAAGATGCTGATATAGCCGTGCCACTTCCCTTTGATACAATTGCGTAGCCACTCAATGCATTTGGAAAAGTAATTGTTATTGTATTTAAAGTAGTAGCTACTACTTCTTGAGGTATTACTGCATAATAGTCAGAACCATAAACGTCAACATGCGGGATTTGAGTATTAAGATTATGGTTTATAGTCCAAGTAGTAGATGGACTAGATTGCGTATATACAAAACCTTGATCCATTATGCTAATAGCATAAGACGCAGTTAAAGCGTTTTGTGACCAACTGGAAGTTCCAAATAAAGATCCAGTAATACCTTGTGTAACTTCTAAAGAACCTGTAATTATGGCAGATCCGCTATATGGAAAACCAGCTCCTGTGCCTCCCCCTCCACCAGATCCTGTATTAACAGTTATTGGAAATGTAGTACCATCACCTTTGGTAAAAGTAATTGTATTTAGAGATACTGATGCTGAATATATAGCATTTTGTACAAACGATGCAGTAGCCGCTC